TTATACCCATTCCTACCCCACCTGCCACTTCAATCCTTAAAATGGATTCCGTTGGTAAGAAAGAAGAGACTAGATATCAATCCAGTTCTGCTTAATTATTTTGGTTAGGATTCCCTGGCATTCGTAACACACTGTGACTTCATGATTGAATCTGTCAGTCTTAAGATGATCCTTTGACTGCAGACAGATATTACAACGGCGTTTCACAGTATAACATCCAGGAAGTAAGTACCTTCCTCTGTCCTTGTTAACTCCCATTTATTTTCATGGAAGGCTTTGGATAGTTCCTTGATACCCTGCTCCAAAGCTTTAGCCAGATCACGTGATGCCTGGCTATTGCTCTGCCATACTGTTTCTATCCCTTCTTTAGAGATAGATTCGTAGGAGGGGTGGGAGAAAAGGAGGATAGGATACTTCATCTTATCGCCCCATTCTGTCTCGATCTCCTCTAGCTTGCCGTTGAATTGAATCACGGCAGTCTTGCCTGGTGGTACCTCGCGCATTACGCTGGTTGCACCGAAATGAAATTTGTTTGACTTCATGTTCTCACCAGTTTATCTAAAGAGTTTGAAATATAAAGGAACTAGGCTATACCCAAAAGTGGATACCTACTTATTTATTAAGACCTACTCATTAATGAGTATATGGTAGCAAGGCGACGTAAAGCATCAAGACGTAGAGCACCAAGGCAATTTGGAATCAATGTAATTGAGACTGGAGCTGCCCTGGCATTATTAGAACAAACAAGTGCAGGATCCGCAATGAAATCTTTTATTAATGGAGAAATTAATACAGGAATAACAACTTTATCAAAGGCTGCAAAATCAAATAAGCAAGCGATCACTAAGACACTCATTGGAGCGTTCCTAGCAAAAGCTGCAGTCAAATCATTTTCTAGAGGATCTCCTGTACTAGCTTCTCTGGGACCAATCAAGGTAAGGGCATAATATGGCAATAGTAGTAACACGTACGGAAGCAGCGTTGAGCGCAACGACTAGTTTTCAAAGCATGAATAATCAGTTTGCATCATCGGGACTTTCCCTGGTTGTGCCTTCTGGAGTTTCGCAGATCTCTTCCATATCAATGGGAGTAAGTAGCGTAGGAACTGGAGCAGACTTCTGTTCAGGATTCAAACTAACGGGTACAGCACTCCAGGAAGGAGATGCAACCTTTATGGGTCCAGCAATCGCACAAGCCGCAAGTGGTGGAACTGGAGTAGCGAACTGCGTAGTTCAGGAAAAGACTGCACTGGGCGTAACAAGTGGTAATACTCTGGATATCCAGGTCGCAGTAACAACTGCCGCAACTATAGATTCGAGCTGCACGATCACTTTCGAGTAAACAATGCCAGAGGGCGTTGGTTATTCTGGAAGCAATGTAGTAGCCGGAGCAGGTTTAGAGTTAAATTATGTTGGTGATTATTGCTATGCTTACAGTGGTGTTGTCCAAGTAGCCAGTACTAATGTCAAGCAATTAGATTTTCAAACAGGGAAAGGTATTATTGTAGGTAATATAAGTTGTATGGGTTCAGTGGATGATAGTAATCCTGCCCTAGGTTCATCTACAGCTTTTACGATCTCTTTCAATGGTGTCATTGTGTTTAAAGTTAAATGTGACACAGAGAATGAAGACATGCCAAGCGTCCAAACCATACCTGTGGTTATTCCGCCTTATACAGGTGTGACCGTTGAAGCGGATAATAATAACGCAGATGCAGGGTTAAGGACTGCAGCATCATTAACTGGTAGAGTTATCAAATGACACTTTCGACGGGGCCTACTCTAAACTTCTTTGGTGATCATGTGTTTGCCTGGAGCGGTCAAGAAGCCTTAACTGCAGGAGTCACAACTCTGTTAGACTTTATCTCACCAAATCGTTTCTATAGCGTTGTCACTAATGTCTCTTTCGATTATAGCGGATGTTCTGCAGGTGACGCATTGTCCTGGAGTATCCAGGGAAACGGAGAGGCTCTCCATGTGGCTAAGTTCCTGATCATCAATGCCGGAGTAGGGCCCCAATTCCCTAATCTATACTATACGATCCCACCAAACACAGGAATGAAAGTCCAGGCAACTGGTCCTACTGGATCCATGACAGTTGTTATGGAAGGGAAGCAGGTAAGTTAATGCCAATGAAGTATTGTCCAGAGTGTGGATCTCCTAGGGATGGATTGTTTGCACCGTTAATGAATGAAACACCCAAACGTAAACCTAAGCGTAAACTAAGTGCCTGGAACAAATACGTTAAGGCTAACAGCAAGAAACCACGCTTTCGATACGCAAGATCCAATAAGATCAACCTGAAAAAAATGGCTGTAGCATTCAGGAAAACTCCTGCAGGTAAAAAGAAGAGGCGTTAATGGCTTACGAAGCAGTACCAATAGACGTAGAGATTCAGAAATTAACGGCTGCAGAGCGTGACGCTTTATCCAGGTATAAGATCCATGAAAATATTAATACATTTTTAGGCAATGAAGGCACGCCTAAACTTATTGGAGGAGCTGCTTTGCTTGCATCTTTACCTATAGTAATACCTATAATTCTCGCTGCTTTGAGAAAACAAGATCCTCAGCTTGGAATTAAAATTCCGGAAGGTGTGGAAGAAGCTATTGAGTCCGTGACTTTTCTAAAAGATTTAAACGAAGCAGTAAGTGAGATTATACTTCCAGGAGTAGGCCCCATAATATTCAAGGGAGAAGCTCGTGACTTTTACGATAAGTACGTGAAAAAATGAATGTAGGCGCAATAATCGCATTATTGAAATTGGCTCAGGATTCAGGGCTTACACCTAGACCAGAAAAATCCGCTTTTTTCGGACGGGATAAAAAAGTTCGTGATCCGGATTTTGTCAGTATTGTGGTACGTCCCGTTTATGATGTTACAACTGGATTAAGACGCGCTGAAGAAGGCCTAGGACTGTAATGGAAATCACAACGGTTTCCTTGATGCTTTATTTTGCCGCTTGGACCATATTTTATGCACTTCTAAGCAAATATATTGCCAGGTTATCAAAAGATGAATGGGTCAAGTGGGCTAAGAGCAGAGAGAGCGACGAAGAGCTCATTGAAATTTTAGAAGGTGTTGTAGATGAAATCGAAGACAGAATGCACGCAAAACTCGAACAGTTCCAAAGTTCCTTCTTTGGCTCAATTGGTGCAGCTAGCAAAAAAATTGATGATGCTACAGGACAAACCACGATCAAAGCGATAACCAAGGAGAACCCGATCATGGGGTTTGTTGCAGACATGCTAATGAAACGCCAGGGTGTTGATGGCCTACTAAATGCGGTGAAAGGGGTAGAGCTAGGGTCTGATAAGCCCAAAACAGACCGAAAGCTAGGTCTGGGAGGGCTTTGAGCAGCCCATACCCAGTTCTTATACCCATTCCTACCCCACCTGCCACTTCAATCCTTAAAATGGATTCCGTTGGTAAGAAAGAAGAGACTAGATATCAATCCAGTTCTGCTTAATTATTTTGGTTAGGATTCCCTGGCATTCGTAACACACTGTGACTTCATG